TGAGCTGCAGGAGGCGCTCAATCCCACGCAACGGCTGCCCGGCCACTCATGACTCACGACGAAATCGTCGACGTGCTGTGCACTTATCTCTCTAGCCAGCCGCCAATGGAAGACGAGTGGAGCACAGAACCAGCGTGCGCCGAGTTGGCTAGGCAGTGGGCACGACAGCTGCTCACGGCAGCAAACGCTAATGGCCACGGCGGCTGCCGCCTATGCGGAGGCTGATAGCGTTGCCGGACGGCCTCTATCAGGCTGTATGGCGAGACGTCTGTGCTGGCTTCGAGATCGTCGATGGCAAGCTGGTTACAGCAGCGCCGATTGTGTGGAAGTGCCGCTGGTTACTGCAGCATGCTGTACTGATCGGCCCTGTTCTTAAGAACCCTGCTCCACAGTAGTACCATGTACCATCCCCTAGCCCCTTCCGGCTCGGGGCAACCGCTAATCTGGAGCATCCGATGAAGACCACCACCATTCCCATGCAAGACAAGATTACCAAGCGCCGCCTCGCCGAGGATCTGGCCTACCTACAAGAGCAGTTCGATGAGGTACACATCCAGCTCGAACAAGCCGTGGCTGATTTGTATGCGTCAGTGCAGGAACTGACCAATGACGTCAGCTATCTGTCCACTCGTCTCGAAGACGCCATCGGTGAAATGGCCACCATCACGTACGAAAACACCGATGTGACCGACGGCATGGCCGACGACATCGCCGATTATCTGGATGCCCGTGAAGAACAGGAGGACGCCGCATTTGATCTGGCGGAGAAGATGGCCAACTTCTTCGGTGTGCCGGTTGAGGTCATCGTCGTCACCGACGACGACGACGTAGTGTCTGAGTTCGTGGTCGAGCCGACCGACAACGACGACTGCTGCGGCGGCTGCGCGTAAGCAGTACCTGGGCCTGCCGTACATGCGGCCCTCCTCTCTCTGGAGATAGTCATGTCGAACCGAACCAAGTCCGCTCTGTGGGTCGCAGCTTCCGTAGGTCTGGTGCTTCTCGCGGTGTGCTCGATTGTGGGTGCCGACGAGACGCCGCACAACCAATGTGCAGCGGCCGGGGGTGACTGCGTCACGTACTTGAAGCAGGCTGGGCCAGTGGCGTACTGCCAGTGGGCCGGCGGTATGGCCGCAGCTGGTGCCTATTGGAGGCAGCAGGGTCACGCCGCCGACGAAGCCATTCCGCTCACGTTTCCACGTCCCCTCACTGCGCAGGAGCAGGCACACGTGTCCAAGTGGCTCGGATACGGCTACCACTCAGGCTTCGAGCCCATCGACGCAGGCCCGCACGGTTACAATGAGTGCATGAAGTCGTACATATGAGCCTGAAACTGTCGCGAGACGAGCTTCTCGCCGCAGCCCCCGCTGGTCTGGGCACCGTCTACGTGAATCACGACGGTTGCTCGGCCGGCACCGACACAAAGCATCGGCTGTGCGTCACCCGAGACGAGAAGGGCGTGGTCGGCCACTGCTTTCACTGCGGCGCTAGTGGCGCCACTCGTACGACGAGTCGTGGCCAGACCCGCAATACTGCCGACGAGGTAGTATCCCGCATCCCGCCAGACACCGTGTTGCCGTGGACCGAGTGGTCACCGGCAGCCCGTGGATGGCTCACCAAATACAATTTGACCGAAGCTGATACGGCCCCTCGGGGCATCGGCTTCGTTCCTAAGAACGGCCGAGTCTATGTCCCGGTCACCTTTGACGGCGAGCTGTATGGCTGGCAAATGCGGGCCGTCGAGCCCGGACAAGAGCCCAAATACCTGGGCTCCAACTACGCTGGCCGGCGCATGAAAGACGTCGGATACTGGCAGAGAGGATACGCGCCCGATGCGGACCAAGTTTGCATAGTCGAGGACATGCTGAGCGCGATTAAGCTCTCCCCCTACGTCGACGCCGTAGCCCTGTTGGGCACGACGATCACGCCTGGCATCCTGGACCGCATTCAGCAGGACTACACTAGCGCGTTCATCTGGATGGACCCGGACACTGCGGGCATCAAAGCTGCTCGCGAATTGAGTAAGGAAGTCGGTCTGTTCGTGCCGACTACCTGCGTGGCCTCTGACCGACAACCGAAAGAGGCATCACCTAGCCAACTGAGGGAAGTCTTTGGACACTGAGCTGCTACAACTATTGCGAGTGCGGGCGACCTTTGACCAGTTCAAGCCGTATCTGCGCCCTGAAGTTCTCGCTAAGCAGACAGCCGTGTTGCTGAGCGGCATGCAGGACTACTACGACGCCCACCCGGCTGAGACCGAGATCGAGTGGGATAGTTTCGCTACGTGGATGACTGTCACCAAAGCGAAGCGGCTGCCAGAGAAAGAGGTTAAGCTGCTTCGAGCGCTCATCGAGCGGCTGGCCCTAACTCCGAGCACGCTGGTTGTTCAGTCTGACGTGCTGGACTACTTCATTCGCGTCGACTACGCTAGCCGGATCGAGGAAGTTGCTAGCAAGATCGTAGGTGGAGACGACAAGGCCGATCTCGGGGACGTCGTCGATCTGGTACACGACTACGAGGCAGCGGCCAATCGCGCTATCTCGAAGACAGACCTGTTCGCCGACTTCTCGTTAAGCGTCGTGACGGCGAGTGCGGCCAAGCCCGGATGGGACTGGCGTCTGGAAGAGCTGAATCGCAGTCTCGGTCCTATCCGTGGCGGCGACTTCATCATCCTCGGAGCCCGGCCGGAGGTCGGCAAGACCACGTTCCTCGCCGACCAGACGTCGTACATTGCCGGACAGATGCAGAATGCTGGCGTGACTCGGCCGATCGCTTGGGCCAACAACGAGGAGCGCCACGATAAGGTAGCCTTTAGGATCATGCAGGCGGCCCTCGGCCTGGAGCAAAAGGTGATACTCGGCGATCCTGCCTCGTACGAAGCACTCTATGATCACAAAGTGGGCAAGTCGCGCATTCTCCTGCCTCGGTCGGACGCCGGCTTCAATCACCGCAAGGCCCTGGAGTCCTGGTTCAAGGAAGTGCGCCCGGCCATGATCGTGTTCGATCAGCTGGACAAGGTCCACGGCTTCAGTTCGAGTGAGGATCGCGACGATCTGCGCATCGGCAAGGCATATCAGTGGGCACGCGAGATGGCGCATCAGTACGACTGCCCGGTCATCACGGCTTCGCAGGCTACGGGCGATGCTGAGGGCGTCGAGTACGTGTCGCAGGACATGTTGCGCGGCTCGAAGACGGACAAGCCTGGTGAGGCAGACGCGATCATCACGATCGGCAAGAGCGCCGATCCGAAGATGGAGTACGAGCGCTACATCAACGTTCCTAAGAACAAGCTCTTCGGTGGCCCGCGCTCTGACGAAGCGCTTCGGCATGGCAAGTTCGTGGTGGACATCGACCCCACAATCGCACGCTATCGCGGAAAGGTACTCTGAAGATGACCTACATCACGCCCCGCGATCGGCAGCGTCAGCGCGACGCGTTAGAGCAACTGTCGAGGGTACTGATTTCCGGCTTTAACTGGTACCACACTGACGAAGGCGCCGACTTTTGGCAGCTGCTGTTTAACTTTCTGCGCCAGCGTCGGGAGGAGTTAGACGCGGAACTGCAGGAGAAACTGTGATCTCAGACGCAGACCGCCTAGAGTGGCTAGAGCACCGACTCTTCGAGAAGCGCTGGAACGGCGTCATCGATGGTGGTTCACGTACAGACTGGAACGTGTGGAGCGGCCACCGCCACACCACACGCGACATGGTCGGCACTACGTTCAGAGACGCCATTGACAACGCCATGACTAGGACTAGATCATGATGGCCGAGCACTACGCTGTGATTGACGTCGAGACGACAATACGCGGGCCGAGGCGCTCGCCTTCGCCATTCTACCCCGAGAACATGATGGTAATGGCTTCGGCGCTAAGCGACAAATCCCTGCCGGGGCCGCACGGTTTGGAAGAGCACGTGACGTTCACCACCACTGAGCAGTGCCGCGAATTCGTGCCGGCGCTCATGGCAGCAAACGTGGGCCTCCTCGTAGGGCACAATATCGGCTTCGATTTGCATTGGTGCATGCGGGAGTGTGCATCCTTTCAGCAGTACCTAGGTAAGCACTGCCGCATTTGGGACACACAGTTGGCAGAGTACCTGCTTTCCGGGCAGGTAGAGGTCATGACGTCGCTAAATCATTGCGCTCTGACGCGAGGAGGCACGCTCAAGGATACGCGTGTCTCGGATCTCTGGGCCGCCGGCGTCGACACTACGGAAATCGATCCGACCATCCTCGCTGACTATCTCAAGCAGGATGTGATCAACACACATATCGTCTTTGAGAGTCAGGTCGCTGAAGCGATAGCACGAAACATGCTGCCGCTGATCTGGTCGCAGATGGAGGCACTGCAGGCCACGATCGACATGACGTTTAACGGCCTGCGGTTAGATTCGGATAAGGTACACGATCTTTGTCATGTCTGGGAAACGGAGGTTGCCGCGCTCGAAGAGAACGTCAAGACTGCGGCGGATGTTGTGCGCGACTGGGCCGACTTCAATCCAGCTAGTCCAGCACAACTGGCTACCATTCTCTATGGCGGCGAGCGCGAGTTCGCGCGCAACGAGGTCGTAGGCACGTATAAAACAGGGCCACGCAAGGGCACTCCAAAGACGAAGCGCGTCACCACGCGCGTGAAGGTCGAGGCGTGGCTGCCGACGGCGCCCACTCAGTTTACGCCGTCGGGTGCTCCGGCAGTCCACGACGCCGCGTTGGCGCAGGCCCTGGATCAGGCGGCGCCCGGTTCATCCGTCCATGAATTTCTAAAGGACATGCGCGATTTGCGGGCCGTGCGCAAGCAGCTGAGCACATACGGCCACGGCCTGCTCGAAAAGATGTATCCAGACGGCTATATCCACCATCGCCTAAACCACACCGTCGCCCGCACAGGTCGCTTGACGTCGTCGGACCCCAATCTGCAGAACGTCACGAACGGCCCAATCAAGGCGGCTTTCCGCTCTCGCTACAAGAACGGCAAGCTCATCGAGGCTGACTACGCACAGCTGGAAATGGTGGCGCTCGCCTACTTGTCTGGCGACGCCCGATTGACGGCGGACATCCAACTCGGGTTGGACATGCACACCGAGTTGTTTCGTGACATGCACGGACGGGCTCCGACTTCGGAGGAGCGCAAACGATTCAAACGCCAAGCCTTCGGCCTCGTCTACGGCGCCGGTGCCGCAAAGATCGCAGAAGGGGCTGGCGTTAGCGTGGCGGAGGCGTCGGAGTTCATCACCACCTTCTACGCTCGGTATCCGGATGTCAAGGAGTGGCACGAGGACATGTACGAAATAGTCACGGACCGAGGCATCCACACCGGTCACCTAGACACGGACGGCACGCCGATCCGCACGTCAGTGTACGAGAGTTGTACCGGCCGGCACTACGTGTTTCGAGAGTACGACGCCCCCGAATGGATGAAGGAGCGTCTTCACAAACCGCTTCTCAAAACGTTCAGCCCGACCGAAGTTAAGAACTACTTCGTACAGGGGTTGGCGACGGGCGACATAGTGCCGCTCGCCGTCGGTCAGCTATACAGGGCACTGTATGCATCTAACTTGAAAGGAACTCGCCTCATCAACACCGTACACGATTCGGTAATGCTCGACAGCCCAGATTACGAAGCCGCCCAGGCAGCGGTACTGACGCGGCAAGTTCTTAAGAACACACCGGCCGCCTTTGAGAAGGTCTTTGGTAAGCCGTTCCCGTTGCCCCTGAATGTGGGGGTGTCGTGGGGACCTAACTGGCTCGATCAGTCGGCATTCGAAGCCACAGACGCTGTTACCGCCGACACTAACCAAGACAAGGACCAAACATGGCACGAGTTGACAACGCAGTAGTCCAGCAGATCGACACCAAGAACGTCACTGCCCGAGGCCGCCTCACCCAGACGTACACCTTCAAGGCGAACGGCGCCTGGTTCCGCACCAACTTCAAGGACCACGGCCTCGTAGTGGGCGACGTCGTGACGTTCTCCTACGAGGTGGGCAAGTACGGCAACGACGTCGACCTCGCCACGCTGCAGAAGATCGGATCGGCGCCGGCGGGTGCGGTGCCGGCTGTCCCGGCCAGTAGTGCGCCAGCACGTCCGGCCGTGTCCCGAGCGGGCACGTTCCCTATCCCGCCACTCGATGGGCAGCGCAGCATCGTTCGGCAGAACGCGCTGACCAACGCTCGCGAATTGGTTGTCGCGCGCATCGCTGACTTCAAGGACGCGCCGGACGCAGAGGTGGCGGCCCACATCATCGAAGTCGCCCGCGCATTCGAAGCGTACTCCTGCGGTGACGAGGAGCTGGCCGCAGTCATGGCGGAGCAGGAATCAGCAGCGTGATGGTTGCGCTATACGGAATGGCGGTGCTCTTTGTTGTGTGTGTGGGCATCGCCATCCTCGAAGGTGTCGCACTAATTAGGAGGGCCTTCCGTGCCGAGCATAGATCAGCTAGTACCCGACATCGAAGCCATGCTCGACCGCGTCGCTAAGGGCGATACGGTCGTCGTGCCCGATGATGTGGCCGAGACGTTCGGCAAGCAGGTCGGGGATGCGGTAGTCAAGCAACTCACGGGCCGCACTGTTCAGGCCCGCACTGGCACCAAACGCCTGCGGCCGTCAGAGATCGGCAAGCCGTGCCATAGGCAGCTGTGGTTTGAGCACCACACGCCTGAAGTTGGTGAGACCATGCCGGGCCACACGCTCGTGAAGTTCCTGTTCGGGGACATCATCGAGTCATTGGCGCTCATGCTCGCCAAGCTGGCCGGACACCGGGTCGAAGGTGAGCAGGATAAGGTGGAGTGGCAGCACAGGGGCTGGACTATCAGCGGTCGGCAGGATGCGATCATTGACGGTGTGCTGGTCGACGTCAAGTCGGCCTCCGGACGCGGCGTAGAGAAGTTCAAGGACGGGCTCGACGACGAGAACGATCGTTTTGGTTATCGTGCGCAGCTCGCAGCGTACTATGCCGGATCGCCTCCCGGCGTCACTGCGATGGGGTTCCTGGTGAAGAACAAAGAGAACGGTCGCCTCCTCTGGTCCCCGCAGCCTTACGAGTCCCCGGTCGACAAGCTTAACCAGCTGATCGACGATCTTGAGATGCGCGAGCCTCCGCCGCGTGCATTCGAGCCGGTCCCGGAGGGCAAGTCGGGCAACATGCGGCTCAGTACCGAGTGCAGTTACTGTCCGTTCAAGCAGACGTGCTGGCCAGGAGTGCGGGGATTTGCCTACTCCAAGGGGCCGGTGTGGCTGACCACCGTAGCAAAAACGCCAGATGTACCGGAGTTCACCAATGACGCAACCTAAGATCCTGCTGCTGGACATCGAGACGGCGCCCAACAAGGCGTACGTGTGGGGTATCTGGGATCAGAACATCGGACTCAACCAGATCGAGTCGACCGGCTACGTGCTGTGCTGGTCGGCGAAGTGGCTTCACGAGAGAGAGTTGATGTTCTCGTCGACGCAGCATCACGACGAGTACGCCATGCTGCTGCAGATCCACACTCTGCTCGACGAGGCGGATATCGTCGTTCACTACAACGGCACGAAGTTCGACATACCGACGCTCAACAAGGAGTTCGTCAAGCATCAGATGAGTCCCCCGGCGCCGTATCGGCAGGTGGATTTGCTGCAGGTCGTCAAGAAGGCGTTCCGATTCGTCTCGAACAAGCTAGACTTCGTTGCTCAGGCCCTCGGCCTTGGTGGCAAGGTCTCGCACGAAGGGTTCGAGCTGTGGGTACGCTGCATGGAGGGCGATGAAGACGCATGGTACCGCATGGAGGCGTACAACCGACACGACGTCGTGCTGCTGGAAAAGCTGTACCGTCGTCTGCTGCCGTGGATTGAGAAGCATCCGAATCACGGGGTCTTTTCTGACGTGGCCTGCTGTCCAAAGTGCGGCAGTAAGCACTTTCAAGCACGAGGGTACGCCGTTACCGCTGCCTCCCGCTTCCGACGCTATCAGTGCAATGATTGCGGCGGCTGGTTCCGTGGCAACCGCAACACGCTGGACGTTCCTAAGAACGAGGAGCGGATGAGGAACGAGCTGTCGTGAGCAAGCGCTATCGCAATAGCGGGGTCCGCAACAAGCTCGAAGAAAAGGCGTTGACCCTGCTGGCGGCCCACGGGTTCGATCAGAGCTGCTACGAATCCGAGGCACTGGAGTACGAGAAACCGGCTACGCAACACACCTACACGCCGGACTTCAAGATCGGCCCAGACGTCTACCTAGAAACGAAGGGGCTGTTCGACCGGGAAGATCGCAAGAAGATTCTCCTGGTGTTGGATCAGCATCCGGACGTAGTCGTCTGCATGGCGTTCTACAATGCCGAGTACAAGCTGTACAAAGGCAGCCCCACCACATACGGGGAGTGGTGCAATCAGCACTGCATTCCCTGGTGTGACCTGAGTCGTGAAGACTTACCGGCGGAGTGGTTCATGCCCGCCGTTACCAACGAAGGAGTGCAAGATGTGTGATCCCACGACAATGCGCGGAACCTATATCGCCGTCAATGTGGAGGGCGAAGTCATGGCCTACACTGTGGACGGCACGTCCACGGTCTCTAGCGACCAGGTCTGTAAAGATGTCTGTGAGCTGCTGCTGGAGGAGACAGGCAGTCCTGCTACGGTGGTTCTTTTTGTTTCGGCCGACAAGTACAGCATGCCCCCGGCCATCCCGATGGTGGTCGTATGAGGATCTACATCAGCGGGTCCTTTGTAGCACAGCAACGGCTGCGGCCGATCGCCGAAGCCCTTCGTCTGAAGGGACACGAGATTATCTCTTCGTGGCTCAACGAGGCAACGCAGCCCGAGCACCTGGGCGAGGACGACTGGCAGCGCCGCTTGGGTTACAAAGACGTGGCTGAAGTGTTTGCCAGTGACTGCCTGATCCTGGACCTGGATGAGGTCAGCACCACCGGCGGCCGATACGTCGAGTGGGGTGTGGCGTGCCATCCGCTATCCATGATCAAGCGGTACACCGTCGGCGTGAATCGAGCCGGATGCTTCAATCAGCTAGCGGATGCCCACTTCGATTCGTGGGCCGAGCTGCTCGAAGTCTTTCCGGAGGCGTGATGCCGTACATCAATCCCTTAGCGCGTAGGCGTCTCGATGACGGCGGACAAGCGGATACCGCCGGCGAACTCAACTATCAACTGACGCGTGTCGTCGCGGCCTACCTGGCACGTGGCCAACTGTCCTACGCGCGAATCAACGAGGTGCTTGGTGCCCTTGAGGGTGCCAAACAGGAGTTCTACCGCCGCGTGGCAGTGCCGTACGAGGAGGACAAACTCAAGACCAATGGAGACGTGTACTGATGCCAATCTATGTGTACCGCTGCACTCTGTGCGATCACGAGGAAGAGCGCCTGGAGAAGTACGACGAGCCGAGCACGCCAATCTGCCCGCACCACACAACAGCCGTCGGCATGCGGCGCGTGCCGGCCATTGTCAATCACGAGTATAGGGGGCTAGGATGGACCAGCAATACGTTCCGGTAACGTTGCGTGAGGGCTACACGGTTCGTGGCCCGGACACGGCACAGGCAGTTCTTAAGAACGATGCCGGGACCAAGTACGATGCCGACAAGCCGCGTACGGACCTTCTAGACCCGGATGCACTAATCGGCATCGCCCACGTGCTGAGCTTCGGCGCTCGGAAGTACGCGGCACACAACTGGCGCAAGGGGATCTCCTGGTCTCGGCTGCTGGGCGCCATTCTGCGACACACGTTCGCCCTCATGCGCGGCGAGGATGTCGACCCAGAGTCGGGGTTGCCGCACGTCGACCACCTCGGCTGCTGCTGGATGTTCCTGTCGTGGCACATGAAGAACCGGCCGGACCTTGACGACCGCTGGACGCAGGAGGACCTTCGATGACTAACTGGGAAGCGATGCAGGTCCCGTCGGACCCGAAGACGAAAAAAGCGGCAGTCCCGCACGGACTGAAGACGCGCTACATGGCCGCCGGCCATTGGCGTGCGGACAAGAGCAAGGGCGGCGCGTTCCGCCCGAAAGGAAAGTAGATGCCGACTACACCCCCGCGTGAGAAGCGGTACATCAGGAAGATCGCCGAGCTGCGCCGTGTGATTACTGAGCGCGAGCACATGCTCCAACGGGCTCAGATGATTATCGCTCTGCAGCAGGAAGAGCTTCAATTCCTGCGCGGCAACGTCCAGGCTGTGCCCCCCTCTAACGCTAGCCAACTGGAGTTGGACTATGAAACTCTCTCGTCGAGCTGAGTATGCCCTTACTATGGCGTGTACTGGAGCTGTGCTGTGTGCCTTGGGACTCGGCCTTGTGGCTCTCGTCGTCAAGACGCTCGCGTGGCTCGTCACTGACCCGCTGGCACGCATCGGACTCGCCGTGTCGATCCTGGCGTTCTGGCTGGTAGGACTGCTGGCGTACCTTAACGCCCCCGTCCACACGCCGGATCTGGACAATGAGGAGGACTACGAGTGACTGAAGCTCAGGCGACCGACCTTCTCGCGATCCTGGTCAACATGAACAACGGGCTGTTCATCTTTATGTTCGTGTGGCTCGTCTTCAAGATCCTGCAATGGAAGAACTAGCCCGGCGTTCTTAAGAACCACCGGGCTCTTGACTTACCCCCGCACCCCGGTCGTGCTACTCGGCATGCTCGGGGTTGCGGGTGCTGTCCCTGCTCCGCCCCCACCACCGCCGTGCCCGCCTAGGATCTTCCGGATGTAGTCTCGGGTTTCCTTCGGCGCCTTCTCTACGCCCTTCCGTAGTACGTTCCCCACTCCCCAATTGTAGGCTGCCAGTGCCTTGACCTCGTCTCCATTGAACAGGTTGAGGAGCTTGCTTAGGTAGGATACGCCGCCCTCGATGTTCTGCTTCGGATCGTGCGGGTCGACACCAAGGTCGGCAGCTGTCTTAGGCATGAGCTGCATCGGGCCAACTGCGCCCTTCGGACTCACGGCCTTTACATCGCCGCCCGACTCCGCCTCAATCACCTTGGCTACCAACTCAGGCCGCACGTTGGGATTCTGCTGAAGCGCTCCCTCGACATGCGCAGCTAGATGCTTCGGCACCCCCGCAGGCACCACGCTGGCGCGAGGCTT